GTGATCGATCTATTCCAGAGCCTAGTAAGCACTGGACTGGCTTGGTCGCTACAGGGTAGCTATGGGCGAACTGCAACGGCACTCATCGAAGCAGGGCTGGTTACAGCATGAACTTGAATGACCTAATCGCCAAGACTGGGTTTGATCGGGCATACGAAATCTTGTGGAATGCAAGACAGCATATCCCAGAGTCAACGAATGCCCATCAAATTCTGACTGATCTTCTTTCTTGCCTCACTACGGCAGAAAAAGAATTGCAACCTACTATTTGAATCAACCTTTGTTAATAACCAAAAAGATTTTTATGGACGGAAGCGATCCCTTTGACATGATGACCAACCCGCACACAAAAATAAATAAAAAGGAGGTCAGTCATGGTCGTATTGGATGCACCAGCTATCATCGAGTTCGTGGACAGAGTTTGGACGGAAAAGGCAAAGGAATTGCCTTGCAGGGATTACTACGGAGATGCTAGTCTCTTTCGCATGAGCGTAACCCAGAGCGTAATGAATGTTTTGGAAAACCCCAAGGACGATGAGCCAGCAGTTGTATCAGTTCTTCGGACAGGACTGGAGCAAATGCGTGAAAAGAACGAGCAGTTATACTTCAGAGTCATGCACCTAGAAGCATCGAACAAAAGACTGAAGGAACAGCTTAAAGTCTTAGCGGAAGTTGATTCAAGGGTAGGACAGATGGCTCTGGACGCACTTAGTATGGAATGACTTACAACAATCAGATTCCTATTAGACAATGATTAGCGGAACAAAGGTAGTATGCGTGGATGACAGATTCCCGCCAGAGATATTTCTATACTACACGAATCTACCCCTAAAAGATCGTGTCTATACGATTAGGGATGTCGAGGTGGGAGTAGGAATCGATGGACAGGCTGGAGAGATCGCAGTTACGCTAGTAGAATTGACTAACCCAGTCTCGGAAAAGAAACCGCATCGAGAAAGGGGATTCAAGGTTGAGCGATTCAGAGAGCTTGAGCCAGCGGTTGAAGTTGAGGAAAAAATTGAGGAGGAAATGGCAGTATGAGAAACATAAGCAGACAAGATTTCGTGGATCTCTGCATGAATGCAGAATATCCAGTAAAACGCATAGGCGAGCTTCCAGAAGAGCTTAGGAAGGCAGTTGTGGAGCAAGCAAGAATCACAGCAAATAGAAACCACAAATTCCTACATGAAATGCTACCATTCGTTATGAACATCAGAGGAACAAGCGGCAAGGTTGAGCTTACTGTTTTGATTGAAAAAGAGTCAGAGATTTTATAAGACAGGAGAAACAAATGCTAGAATTGATGATTGCTTGCATTTTGATTCACGAATTCAATCTGCCTTGGTGGATGTACCTACTGGCATTGATTGTGGCTCTGTTTGATTAGAGGGAAACAATATGAGTGTAAAACTTATTTTCACAATTACTCAAGAAGGTGAATTAACACGAATTGATTCTCAGTCTCAATATGATCAAACATCAACAGAAATCGAAAAACTCTATTCAGAATTCGTTGCAGATTTGTTAAGGAAAGAACTAAAGAAATGCGAGGCCACAAAAGTCAAATGAAATCACATCAACTTGCAAAAATTCTTTTGGAAAAGCCAGACGCAACAGTTGTAATTAAGCCACCAGACGATGATCCTTACTCAACATTTATAGAGGCTTCAAGTGTTGCTTGGACAAATGATGGTCATTTTATAGCTGAAAGTGGTTTTACTGGTAAAGAGTACGATTCTGGTAGAGAGTGCATTCAAATAACATAAACAAAAGGAGGAACAAACATGGGTTGTAAGGGCATGGCATTGAATAGTCAGCAAAAAAAGAAGAGGGTGATCACGCCTAAAAAGGCGAGCATCATCTTCCCAACATCAGAGCAAATGCAATTCGTTAGGCAATTATGCAAAGCTGGGATGCTCCAAAAATACAACTTCTATGGAAGATATGAGAAGAAAATCTTGAGAGGATGCTTTAAAAGAATGGATGATTTTCTAAAAGCCACAGACAGAAATCTTGAGAAGAGCTTTGCCAGCTTGCTTGAGGAAATGTCTTGAACTGCCAAATCTGGAGAGCCTCACAGGATGAGTTTATCCTTGTGGGAGGCACACTTAGCGAGGGAGGATATTTGTCTTTCGCTGGGATCTGGGGAATACGCACAAAGAACAAAAGGGATAATGAGCTACCAGTATTCACAGACGAAACATCTGGTGACTACTACTACATGACAGACAAGGGGAAGAACTGGAAGAAGTTCATCGCCCTTTGTCCACAGTTAAAGCAGTTTGAATTTTGGGATGAGAACATAGCTAGAGTTGGAACGCTAGAACAGGAGCAGTGCATCTATTACGCAGGGCTGAAGGATGCCCCATTCAATGAGCAGATCCTAGAATTGCAGAAGGCAGACGTAAAGGAAGTAGATGTGGCAACATCCAAGGGAACAATCTTCCCATCACACTTCTTGGGGAAAACCTACTTATATGGAAGCGCAATCCTAAAACTGCCAGCACCGAATGATATACAAATAGCATTCAAAGACCTATGCCAAGAGGAGGCCAAATGATCACCATAACCCACACTACAGACATCCTAGCTAATAGGTTAGCCCTAGTAGAGTTAGAGCTAATTAGACATAAGAAGATCCTAGAGCAAATGCAGGGAAAGATAGATACAATAGGCATCAAGGGTGAGAGGGATAAGTTCATAACCAGAGAGGAGCAGGGGGAGGGGTATCTACAAGCCACTTTCACCCCAGAAGAGATAGATCAACTCAAGAGCAACAAGAGACACGACAATCTAACCCAAATGAGAAGGCAAGTCATAGTAGAGCTATACAAGCGAGGACTTACCCCTAACCAGATAGCAAGAGTGCTTTGCAAGGATCACAACAGCATTCACTACCATTTAATCATCGCAGGGATGAAGAAACCAATTTGTAGGCTCACAGCCATAAGACTAGGCCAGCACAAGGCAAAGATGCGTTTAAAGGCCAATAGCAAGCGATTACAAGGCATTCAGTGAGCAAGGAAACAGAGAGCACATTAGGGGAAGTGGTAGATAACTTTTACATTTAAAAATGTTTGCAGGTTGGCGAAGCCCTGACGAAATTCTCTGATCTATAACTCACTGAACTTTAAGTTAATACAAATAATCCTTGTTCTAAAATAAAATCAGCGTATAAAAATTAAATGGCAACCCACCAAGAAATAGCAGACGCTTGGGGTTGTTCCCAGCCTTATATTTCAAAGCTGAAGAAGATGGGAATGCCTACTGATACCATCGAAAACGCTACAGCTTGGAGAGAGTCGAACAGGGAAAGATCGAGCAGGGTAATCAAGACAGGCAGTATATCTGGAGGAATTGAAATCCCACCAGAAACAGGTAATCCAGTTAATCCTAGCGATCTGATGCGGGACGACATTTATGGATGCTTGGCTAGGGCGAGACAGACAGAAAAGGTCGCATACGCCATCCTTCATCAAGCACAGGTGAACAGAGAGTCAGGTCGATTGCCTAATCTGGTCAAGGCTCACAGGGAAGCAGTCAAAAGCAGAATGGAGGCAGAGATTAAGGTCGAAACCCTACAGACTGCGATGGGGTCAAAGATAGATGCTGATGTTGCTAGGGCGATCTTCTCAAGATACATGATGACGATTAGAAACCTTATGGAAGGACTTGGAGCGAGCGTTTGCAGAAGGGCAAACCCAAGCGATCCAGAGTTGGCGAAAGAAGCAATCGCAGATGGCGTAAAGCAGATCATATCAGTCATCGAGAAAACAAAAGGTGGCTTATTTACTGAGGATGCAAAAGATATTGACACTGAAGCAAATGAACCCACTTTGAGCAGAAATGAAGACGCAGTACCCCAAGCTATTGAGGCTGAAGTTAAGTGAGATACAAGGGGCTGGCTACAATCCTAGAAAAATTACTTCAGAGGCGATGGGTCGTCTCACGAAAAGCGTTGCAGATTTGGGGGATCTCCAACCCATCACGATCAATGTTCGGACTGGAAACAGGATCATCGGGGGTCATCAGAGGTTTAAGATTTATCAAGCTATGGGGCGGGACGAAATCGATGTCTGGGCAGTCGATCTACCAGAGGAAAAGGAAAAAGTCGCAAACCTCGCCCTCAACAATCTTGCGGGTGAATTCGACAACGAAGCACTCAAAAATCTCCTTGAAGAAATAGACCAGACAAATCTCGATCTTCAGCTTACAGGCTTCTCAAATGAGGAGATCGAAAAAATGATGCTGGCAACTCCTCCAGAGCCAGAGATAGGTGAAAAGGGCGAATCTGATCTTGGTGATATTGAAATGATTCCTCTTTATATTGAAAAAAAGAATCTCAAAGACTTTCTGGGAAAAATCAAAAAGATAGGCGAATACAACAAAGTGGAAGGAACAGCCGAAATCATCAAGGACTGCGTGGATCGTACTTATGGGTCTTTGGGCTAAAACAAAGAGGAAAACAGACGAGGTTGCAATAGTCTGTTGTGGAGATGCGAATAGCCGACACGCTTGGTCGGCAACATTCATGGCCGAGGATTGTTTTCGGAACATGATCTATCCGCACCTATTTTTCTTTTCCCCTCACACAGCAAAGCAGAAGCAAAACAAAAAATTCCTTAATGAGAAGGGGCATCCAGTCTGGTTCTGTGGATCAAGCCAACAAGCAGGGCTGGAAATCATTTACAAGCTTTCACGATTTAGAATAAGGGCATGGGTCGGAGTCGCTCCACAAGTTCCAGAGTCATATTCAGTGATTCGCACTGGTGTTCAGTTTCTATGGAAAATGCGTCCAGCCAGAGACATCGTTTTTACTGATATGGCTATGGATGATGTGCTGATGAATTGGGCATTCGATGACCTCAAGCAAGTAATGACTGTTATTTGTCAGACCAATGCCGAAAAGATTCTTTATCCAATAGGAACAAATGTAATAAGCGTTTCGGAGACTTTAAAATGACAGGGGAAGAGCTTGAAGTGCTGGCGCATGGATTTTGGTTGCCAAGGCGTGATCTTTCGGTGACTGAGTGGGCAGAAGCCAATCTGTATCTTTCAGAGAGAGTTTCTTCCACTGCGGGGCCATATTCTACACTTCTCACCCCCTATGTTCGGGAGCCAATGGAAAATTTTCGAGACGAAAAGACAAGAGTATTGATTCTATGCTGGGGAGCACAGACGGCTAAAACTACTTCCATCTTGGCTGGCATGGCCTACAGGCTGGATATGAAACCAATCCCTACGATGTGGGTCATGCCTAATGAGAACTTAGCTAGGTCATTCTCCGAATATCGCTGGCTTCCAATGGTGGATGATTGCGATGCTCTGGCTAGGCACAAACCCAAAAATTTGGACAAGTACAAGCTGATGGAACAGCATTTTGATAAGATGTCGGTCTGGTTTTTTGGCAGTAATAGTCCCGCCAATCTTGCATCTCGTAGTGTAGGCTTACTGATTTGCGATGAAACTGATAAGATGGCAGAAGCAACATCCAAGGAAGCAAACTCCCTAGCCTTGGCAGAGGTACGAACCAAGACCTACCCGCTTTCCTTAACAGTTCAGACATCCACCCCTACGACTGATTATGGGCATATCTGGCAAGCGTTTAAGCGAGGAGATCAGAGATATTACCATGTCCCTTGCCCATTCTGCAAGGAAGAGCAGGTTTTAAATTGGCCTAATGTGAAATGGGATGAGGGAGCCAGAGGAGCAGATGGCGAGTGGGACAATGAAAAGGTTAAGACAAGTGCCTACTACGAATGTTCGGCTTGCAAGGGAAAGATCACAGACGGACACAAAACAAAGATGCTCCGACAAGGCAAATGGAAACCAACAAACCTTAATCCAGAGCCACAGGTAAAATCCTACCATCTATCGGGAATATATTCACCTTGGGAGACTTTCGGAAAGCTGGCAGTGCAATTCCTAAACGACAAGAAAAGCGTTATGGGATTGCAGAATTTCGTTAATTCAGTGCTGGCACAGCCTTGGGTAGAAACAGAGCAAGAAGAGGAAGTCAGGATTACTGGATCGGGTTATCGTATGGGGCAGAAGTGGGAGGAGGCAACCAAGAGAATCATCACGGCAGACATTCAAGAGGCAAAAGGATTCCACATGTGGGTTGTGGTTCGAGGCTGGAATGCCAAGGGAGAGTCAAAGCTAGAATGGTGCGGGAGACTGGAATCTTGGGATGCCCTACGATCCACCCAGTTAGATTGGAAGGTTGAGGACAAAATGGTTTTCTGCGATAGCGGAGCCAATACTAGGGAAGTTTATTATCAAGCCTGTCGATGGGGATGGACTTGCTTGCTTGGGTCAGACAGCCAACAATTCGTTCACATGACTTCCACTGGTCGGACGATTCGCCCCTATTCAACAATCAACTGGGGTGATCCTCTTTCGGGTACAGGCAGGTCGGCACAGAGCGAGGGACTAGTGAAATCAAAATGTCCTGTGATTAGGTGGTCAAATCCAGCGGTAAAGGATATACTTTCAATGCTAAAAAACGCCAAGATGAGCAAGTGGGAGATTCCAGACGATTGCCCCGAAGACTGGCACAATCATATGAACGCAGAAATCAAGAAGGCAAAGTTTAATCCCCTTTCTGGAAGAACAAAGATGATATGGGTAAGGATTCGAAGGGATAATCACTTATTTGACGCTGAAGCGATGAACCTAGTAGGAGCCATGCTTTCGGGATGTATGCCCACCCCACAATCAGAAAAGATCGATGAGGAGGCCGAAAAATGAGCTTTAAACTGGCTTTATCGTGGCTTTTGTATCAAATAGGGCATTTATACAGCTTTTTCATGCTAAAGACAGGATTGGGCTATTGGCTCTATCGTCAGCTTATGCTCTGGTCATGCGATCTGGATGAAAATGCAATTATCTGGAAGCGTGTTAATAAACGCAATAAATATAAGAGAAAGTTGACAGCTACACAAAAGCATGGCTGTGCAAGGCGTATATTTCGGACTCGATCTAGCCACAGTAACAAACATTCGAACCGAAACACTAAATGCGATTGAAGCTATCTTGAAAACTGGTGCTTCATATAGTATTGGTGGTCGGCAACTTACGAGAGCAAATCTGCAAGAGCTACAGAACACAGTCATGGAATGTACGGCGGCTATCAATCGATTGTCGGGGCCAAGAGCTAGAATCAATCGCACTTTCCCAGATTATTCAAGGGGCGGTAGGAGTTGATATAAATAGCGATATTTATGAATTATATCGATAAAATGCTCGAAAAAGTAGATAAGATGCAAACAGACCTAGAGATTCAGAAGGCTCCAGTCGAAGTTCTTACAGAGATCGCCCCCAAGAACAACGGCGATATTATTGTTACCAAGCTCCTATACGTGCAGAATCAATTTCGTATTTATCATTGGCAGACAAAGAGTTATGCGAATCATAAAACTTTTGGCAACATTTACGAAAAGCTGGATGAGTCTATTGATGAACTTCTTGAAACTTATTTTGGCAAGTATGGAAGAGCGCAAGCAACCACAAACTTTAATATTTCATTGATGAACTTGGTTGATGGTGCTGGTGTGACTTTAGCCAATCAAACAATAGACTTTATGATGGGTGAATTTACTCGTAGCATTAAACAATCCGATACCGATTTATTGAACCTTCGGGATGGAATTGTCGGAGAACTGAACAGGTTCAAATATCTAATCAGCCTATACTAATATGAAAATCCTAGAACTTATTGACCAAGCCTTATCAATGCTGGAAGACACAAGCAGAGCAACAGCTATGTTTGCCAGACTTATGAAGTTGTCGCATGAGATCACCCATCCAGAGCACCCCACAAATGGAGAGGCCAAGACTGAATTCTACAAGGTGAAAGAGGAATTGCTGAAAGAATCTAAATACGCTATTGCTAGAGCCTACCAAGTGAACACAAAGATTCCTCCAACCCAAGACAAAAACATTGTGGCTCATTATTATGACGATGCCTTGCAGTATATCGAGAAACTTGGCTTTAACATTGATTTACCTCGCAGAAAAGATAATGCTACTGAGGATATGGGAGCAAAGGAAGGACGATGCTGGGAGGGCTATCAGCCAGTAGAAGGTGTTCCTCCATATGCAAAGGGAAGTTGCGAGAAGAAATAATCTATGCCCGATTTAAACCTATTTGAGAAGGCACTCTCTGTAATTAACCCTAATTTTGGGGTCAAACGGCTTGCGGATAAATGCAAACTGATTGAATTTACAAGGTTCGCTGGGGCATATCCTCTTCGGGATAGACTTCCTTCTCGCCCTCTTTCTGGTGGTGAAGGCTATTCTGCTACCTATGAACGGCTGGAGCTTCTAAAAGCTGGTCGTGACCTAGAAGACAACAATCCTATTGTTCGCTCTATTCTTCTCAAATTCTCGCAGTATGCCCTCGGAAATTTCCGCTATATGTCCCGCACTGGGGATAGGCAAGTCGATCAAGCTTATGAGGATTACTGGAATGCTTGGTGCAAGCGTTGTGACTTCTTCGGACGACACACTTTTCAAGCCTTGTCTCATCTTGCCCTTCGCTCAGTTCTTCGGGACGGCGATGTGGGATTTGTGATTACTAGGGAACGCTCCATCGATGGACAAGTAGATCCTAACAGCGACATCAGACTTCAAGCGGTAGAGGCAGATCGTATTGGAGGAGCTTTTGATAATCCCACTTCCTCACAGGAATACATCGCTGGACTGAAATTTGATGAATATGGTCGCACGATTGCCTACAAAGTTTATCGGCGCACTCAAGGCAATTTCTATACAGACGCACAGGACATTCCCGCACAAAGTTTCCTATTGATCTATGATCCCCTTCGGCTGGACGAAGTTCGTGGGCGTAGCCATCTCGCTTCGGTTGTGAACTATTGCAAGGACTTAGCCGAAACGATGGATGCCGAAAACCTCGCCGTAAAGAATGCGGCGTTTCGCATTATGACCATCTCGAATGCTACTGGATCTTCGGATGATCCCGCATCTTATTTTAATCAAGCGCAGACTGATTCTTACGGAAATACGATCAATCTGGAAAATATGCAGAGAGGTCAGGTGAACTACATCCCCACTGGATCTGAAATGAAGATGTTCGAGAGCAACCGCCCATCCTCGGCTTTCCAAGGATATGTCGATTTAATCGTTCACATGATTGCCTTGGCTTTTAATCTTCCTTTTGGATTCTGCTATGATCTATCCAAGTTGGGTGGCCCCACAGTTAGGCTCGAAATGGCTCTTGCTTCACGGACTTTTAAAAGATGGCAGACGATCTTCGAGGATCGATTCTTTGATAGGGTCAAGAATGTTGTGTTGGCAGACGGAATCGCTAGAGGCAAAATCCCACCGATTAAGAATTTCACAAACGGAAAATGGATCTATCCATCGGATTCTACCATTGATGTCGGGCGTGATTCACAGGCTAATATCAGCTTATTTAAGGCGGGTCTGATGACGGCGGCAGAGGCATACGGAGTAAAAGGAGAGGACTACGAGGAAGCACTTCGGCAAAGGGCTTATGAAGTAAAGCTTGCCAAGGATTTATCAAAGGAAATGGATGTTCCAATCGAATCAATTTCAGAGGCTTTCAAGCCATCACAGCCATCATTCCCGATGCCAGCACCCGCACCAGAAGCAGAACAGGCTCCAGTCGAGCAACCAAAACAGGAGGAAGTCAAGGCTTCTCCACAATATCTGAATGACGATTTTATCCCAAGAGCCAGACGCACCATCAATTCCAAAACATTTACCACGCAAGATGCGGAGATGATTCTGGATGCAATCGAAATGCAGTCGATTGATGACATCGATCTGACTCCCTCTGAGGGCATGGTCGAAGCGGCCAAGTCTGCTTTGCGAGTAAGGGCTGAAAAGCCAGCCAGTCAGCGTGGAATGACGCAGGTAGGAATCGCAAGAGCTAGGGACATTATTGGGAAGAAACGACTATCCCCTCGCACTTGGCGAAGAATCTACAGCTTCCTATCACGGCATGAAGTGGACAAGAAGGGTTCCACATGGAACGAACACGGCAAGGGATGGCAAGCCTACAACGGCTGGGGTGGGGATGCGGGACTACGCAGGGCTGAAAAGATTGTAGCTCAATTAGACAAACTACGGAGCAAATAATGGCTGAGAGTAAGTGTCCACTTCCCACACAGGACATCAAAACCAATCTCGCCAATCGCCAAAAGGCTATTGATGTAGCACACTACGGCCCCGCCAATCCCAAGGAGCCGAATGAAGAATACTGGACTTCGAAGGCTAAAATCTTCGGCGGGTCAGTTAAAGAAGCAAAGACGATGCGTTGCGGGAACTGCGCTGGATTCAATCAAACAAGCAAGCTTATAGACTGCATCAGCAAAGGGATTGGATCGGACGCACAGGAAGTTGAACAAGCTGGTGATCTGGGTTATTGCGAAATTTTTGATTTTAAATGCGCTTCAATGAGGACTTGCGATGCTTGGATTGTGGGTGGCCCTATCACCGACAAGACCAACCTAGAACAGCTAAAAGCCGATTTATTGTCACTAAAGGAACAGGGAGTCACACTATTATACGATCCGTCACAGGCTAGGGATGAGTCTGGACGCTGGACTGATGGAGGATTTGTGTCAGGAGCAGAGACACCAAGGGAGATTTCAAATAGAATCATAAGTAGGATTCAGAAAGAAAATCCAGAAATCAATATTGAAGACGGCAAGTTTAAAAAAGCAGTTGAATCCTTGGGAGAAAATCTAAAGGGAGCAAAAATCATTCCTCAGTATGGACAGACAAAAACCAAGGAAATATCGAACTGGATTAAGTCTGATAAAGGACAAAAGTTTATAGGAGCAGTCGATAAAACCCTAAAAGTCACTGGGGCTGGTGCTATTGGAGCATTAAAAGGACTAGATGAGGCAAAATTTGATATTGCAACAAACGCAATATTCGCACCGCAAATTATTCCATTTATTGCAACAAGAAGTGCCATGCAAGGCATTTTCAATAATGCAGTTAAAGAATATAGATCGATTAAAAAAGGCGAAGAAATAAAAACGGCGGTGCAAAAACAAGTACGAGTAAAGCCGTTGGAATCCATCATAACTATAACACAATTTCAAGAGGAAATAAATATCAATGATGTCGTGGAATATCTTACTGATGTATTAAGAGTTTCAATTCTTAAATATATTAAGAATACAAAGAAATTTGAAATAGCTACTTTTGCATACGATCCAAGCCAAGAGAGAGATCAATCTGGCAAATGGACTTCGGGCGGTGGCAAGGGAGGAGAAATCCTAGTCTCTCCAAACATCAAAGAGAACATGAATTACGAAGAGGCGAAGAAAATGACCGATTCGCCAGAACACGCCAGAGCCGTAAGTATTGCGAAAGATGTTATCAAAAAGCAGGGAATGGATGGTAAAATTGAATCTGGCGTTGGAGACTGGGAGGATGGTGCAGAAAATTCTATTAAAATTGATGTAAAAAACATTAAGGACTTTAATCAACTTGAATATACCGCATCCAAGCTTGGAGCCATGTTGAATCAAAAAGCAGTCGTGGCTTTCCAGAAAAAGAAGGATGGCCCCGACATTCTGCATAAGATCACGGCAGACAAACCTATGGATGATGTCAGAAAAATATTGTCGGATAACGGAATCAGTTTTAGAACAATGGTAGGCGACAGAGCCAAGACTAGCGTAACAATCCTCGATAAGGGATCGCAGTTGACGGCTAATGTTGCCAAATTTCTAGGAGCAATAAATGGAAAATCAGAAGCAGTCAGAGGCGTTGGAGAATTCATCGGAGGCGACACAAGAATTGCAGGTAAAAAAGCCTACAAAGGAATCATTGACAACTACGAGCGATCTTTCCCGAATCGAGTTCATCTCGGATTACAACGAAGGGGAGGGCGTAATTATTACAGGAGCTATCAAGCGATAGACTTCTACGATCCAAGTCAGCAAAGGGATGAGTCTGGGAAGTGGACTGGTGGGGGTGCAATAGCTCAAGGAGCCACACCTACCCCAAGGTGGGCGCAAGACAATCCAGCAGAGGCAAGCAAGAAGACTGGAGAGGCGACTACTCTTTATCACGGAACTTCGGCAGATGTGCTTAAAACCATACGAAAAGAGGGATTAAAGCCATCTAAAAGCGGAGTTTGGGGTGGTGGCAAGGTGTATAGCACGGACAGCCTAGATCTGGCATTTGAGTACGGCGTATTGCGTTCTGGTACTGCCCCCAAAATCGGAGGCAAACAGCTTATAGGAATTATCAGTGTTCTAGCGGAAGGCTTCAAGAGCGTTGCCGATAACATCCCAACAACTAAGGCTCAAAAGATGGGCAAGACTGGCTTGGCGGCTGTATCAAAAATCTTTACCAAAAATGGTGGGGTTGCCCCAAGTGCTATCAAGAAAATGCAGATCTTCGATGTCGATTCGATTAGGAAATATGTCTATGAGAACGGCCCCAAACCATCGCCCCTAGCGACAAAAGAATTGGCAGAGGGAAGCCAGTTGATATATGTACCCATCGTGATTCAACTACCAGATGACGGCTCCGAGGGATTTCAATTTGACGATGCCGTTGCAGTCGAGTCATTCGTTTTTCAATACAACGGAGAGAAGATTGAATTCTATGACCCGAATCAGCCAAGGGATGAAAAAGGCAGATGGGCTGGGGGCGGTGGAGGGATTAAATCATCCAAGGCATCGGGCAAAGCAAAACAAGTTTCCGAAACAAGCGAATCCCAAGACAACGAAGATGTCGATTCAATGGTGAAACGACTTGAGAACGAGCCAAAAGCCAGAAAAGCCATCTCCGATATGAATAAGCTACGGCAACAAACAGCAGATCGAGAAGGCATATCATTTGATGACGCAAGCGTTACCAGATGGTCACTCCGAGATCCTTCCAGATATAAACAGAGCAAGGATATTGTTGAAACCTTGCGAAATCCAACTCCCCATCACAGAGAATGGATTAACCAACAGGTGAAAGAAGGATTGAATCCAAACGCAAAATCAGAAAATCCAGTTGCGGTTATCCTTATGGGATCTCCAGCCAGCGGGAAGACAACTACTGGTCGCCCCTTTGCGAACAAGATTCTGGGCGGTCAACAGGTGACTACCATCGATCCAGATTCGATCAAAGCAAAGTCTCACGGATTCCAAGGCTGGAACGCTGGAGCTTTCCATGACGAATCAGCCATTATCGCAGAAAAGATGATCATGCCAAGGGCAACACAAGAACGCCATAATATGCTCATTGATATTACTGGTCAGAATTCAACGAAGGTGTCTGAAATGGCTAAGAATCTGAAGGCACTTGGGTACACAGTTGGAGTGGTGCATATCGATGTGGACGACAAAACGGCTCTAGGCAGGGCATCGCAGAGATTCAATAAGCCTAATGGACGCTGGGTTCCACCTAGTTATATTAAGGGAGCCGCCGAAAAAGCCAGAAACACTTGGAATAAATTGACCAAAGACAATCTTATTGATATAGGCTATCAAGTAGATGGGAATGTATCGAGGTCAAAAGGAGAAGCACCAGTAAAGGAGACTTATGGAAAAATCTTTGAATGATCTTGGCAAAGACTGGAAAAAGGCTGATGACGAATCGATGGATCGCATCAACGATGCTTTAAAGCAGACTCCAGAGCAGACGAAGGCGTTTATTGACTCCGTTCTTGGCTCTGGAGCCTATGATCGTCTGGGCAGTTAATATTTATTAACATAATAATTGCAAGGATAAAAATAATCCTTGCCAAGCGGGTTGGCTTATGTTAAGATACAACCACGATGAACAACCAAACCAACCAAAAAATAACCATCCGAAACTCAGTACCAAGAGGGCTTGTGAATCAAGTTCCAGCATTCATTGAAAAGGCGGTTAGCTGGCTACAGGTCAAATATCCCTCCGTGGACTTCACTACTACCGAATACATATTTAGCGGTAGTTACAGCAGATCCAGATATTACAGGAATCAAGTGGAGTGCGGTAAATATCTAGCTCCCAATACCTGTATTGGCACAAGAGAGGATCTGTATTTGTACAATAAAAAATCGTTGAATGTTTCCAAAAAAGCCACAACAGGGCTGAAAGTAGGCAGGGAAATTCAGATCCTATGTGCGCTTGTTCACGAACTCACCCATCACGCTCAATACGAATTAAACCTAAACAGGGGCGAGCTTGAGACAACAAAAAATGAGCTTGAGTACCTCAAGGAGTTTCACCCAGAAGTTTACAAAAAATGCGTCAAGCCAACTAAAGATTCTTCTTGCCAAACGGCTCTGGATAATGTAATCTAGTGCCACAATAAGAAAGGAAACAAAACCATGAACATCAAGCTATTTAAAGATGTAGCCATCGGTGAGAGGTTTTATCAGTATTCTGATAATAAGGCTTCTTACCAAGTTTTGAAGAAGGTCAATAAGACGCAAGCAGAGTGCGTTGAGGTAGTTGGCTATCCAACCCGACACTTGGGCGGTGGCTACTATTATGGGTGCAACAGGACGGTCAAACTATATGAGGAGTCATTAACATGAGCACAATCGTTCTAAACCTTCCAGACGATCTAAGGGCTGTCCTTAAATGCGACAGGGCGGTAGAAGTGGATGAAAATATCTGGGTATTGCTGGGTCGAGATGGTAGCCAAGTCTGGCCTCATCGGGTCGAATGCGATACCGAGTACGGCGCAATCGTGCAGGTCAAAAGTCGAATCGAGGGCAAGCTTGCTGAACTTGCGGAAGTAAATCCATGAGCTATCGAGATCTAAAATATATCTGCATCGGGTGGATTCTAGCCAGTTTCTTTTATATGCTGGTGATCCACTTTGTATTCAAGCTTTTCTAGTCTGGATTCTTCAGCAACATTCCCTGCACGATAAGGCTGACGCTCTGTGTTCCACTATTTACTTTAAACTGCCACTCAATATCTGTTTTCTGGTATTGAATTTGGGGAACAATCCTTTGAACTGAAAAGCTACCAAGCCAAGTTGTCTGAAGAAGATCAAAAGTTACTGGTGTAGGAGATGCGTTGGGGGTTACCGCAACATTAAATGTGACATAATTTGTTCCACTTCCAGCATCACCGCTATAACAATCTACAGAATAAACAAATAAAGTATATCCATTTGGTACTGAATATATACCAGCTTGTGTCTTTCCAACGGCAGGATTGATCTGTGCAAAAGTAACCGAGTTT